CAGGACCGCGAAGCGGCTGACGTCGGGGGGACTGCCGGGCACGATGCCGGCGAAGCTCGGGTGTTGCTGGAACGTCGGCAGGGCGACGCTCGGATTGATGAGCGCGGCGCCGAGCTGCAGCACCCCGAAGCGCGGCACCGCGACGCCGCTCTCGTTGCCGACCATCACGACCGCGGGATGCGGGTACAGGTCCGCGTGCCGGTCGAGCAGGTCGAACTTGTTGCGCTGGAAATCGTCCCACATTTCCGCGAGCGCGTTCCAGCCCGCGCGGAAATCTCCGCGCGCGACCGCCTTGCGCAGGTCGTCGCCGCGGCGCATGCGATGGACCTGGTTCATCGAATCACCGTCCCCGTCGCCTTCTCGCCGGCGTCGCGCAGGTCCGGCGGCTCGGCCGCCGCCGGCAGCGCAAGGATCGGCGCGACGAGCGCCGCCAGGTCCGCGCCGGGCACCGGCTCGCCTCGGTCGAATCGCAGCAGCACGCGCCAGCTTCCGTCGTCGCGCCGGCGCAGGTGCGCGAGGCGGAAGCGCCCCAAGGGGTGCGCGGCCTGGCCGATCGCCGCGGCGGCGGCCTGGGCGAAGCCCGGCGGCAGCTCGGCCAGCACGCAGCACAGGCGCGTCGGATCGTCGCTCGGCACGCGGAAGCTCGTCATCATGCGGCCCCTTGAACAGTGGTCAGTGGTCAGTGGTCAGTGGTCAGAAAATGCCACTGACCACTGACCACTGACCACTGACCACTGCTAAAGGATCAAGATCGTGAAGTCGCCCGTCTCGTAGACCTGGGCGGACTGGTACTGCTGCGGCACCTTCACGAAGGCGCCGCCCGACGTGCTGTCCATGTAGCTCATCCAGGCGTAGTCCCACCCGGCCTTTTGCAGGCCTTCGGAAAATCCTTGCAGGGTCACCGGGCCGGGCGTGCCGCCGCTCAGGCGGTCGTATTCGCCCGAAAACTTGTAGTCGATCTCGATCTGCGAGCTGGTCGCCTCGGTGATGACCGCGCCCTCGAAGAGCAGCTCGCCGGCCTGGAAGATCAGGATCTGGCTTTGCGACGTCACCTGAAAGATAACGGCGTTCGTCTTGTGGTTGAGATCGTAGAGCTGCTGCACGTAGTTCGACGGCAGCGAGCCCGAGTTGTATTTGCGCTTCGCGGTCAGGCTCATTTTGGGGACGCCGATCTCGACGCCGTCGATGGAATCCTTGTTGACCCCGATCGCGCCCTTGAAGTCGATCGCGCCGCCGCCGGTGTTGAGCCACGCGTCGGACACCTGGACGTACCGCGTCTGAAACGCCTGGAAGCGCTTCTCCTTCCCGCCGGTCGTGTCCATGTCCCAGATCGTGAGGCCGGTCGCGAGCGGCGGGATGGGTCCGTAGGTCGCCGTGACGTCGAAGCATTCGCCCCCCTTGTACACGATCATGCACTTTTGTTGGGGCGTGCCGTTGTACGTCGCCGGCGGCCCGGCCACGCCGTTGACCAGGGCGAGCGCGTCGCTATCCGACTCCGTCTGATCGACGCGGTAATACAACGTCCCGCCCGGCGCGTCCGGGTCGGTGTTCTGCTCGCTCGGAAAGAGCTGGTAAATACGTCCGGCCACGGTTCACCCCAGAATCAGGCCGCCGCCGGCACGCGCGGCGGCCGCGACAACTTCACCCGCCGCGGCGATGCGCTCCTGCACCGTCAGGCTGCGCTGGGCCACGTCGAGCGCCGAGTCGCCGACCGCCGTCGCGAAGCCGGCCAGGCCGGCCGCGCTGAACGTCCCCTGCGACGTGAATTTTTTTGCTGCCCCTTCCGCGCCCTCGCCGCCCTCTTCGAGGCTGCCGCTGGCGTTCCGCAGCCGGGCCTGCATCGCGGCGATGTTCGCTTCCTCGATCGCGTTGTCGAGGTCGATCTGCGCGATGATCTGGTCATCGGTGCGCGCGACCGGCCCTGCGCGCTCGCGGGCCACTCGGCGCGCGACCTGATTTGCGCCCTGGTTCCCCAACATCTCGTCCGCGGTCTCGTTCAGCGATGCTGCCGCCGCCGTGATGCCGGTCCAGCCCATGGTCGCGGCGAAGCCGTCGCCCATGGTGTTCGCCCAGGCAACCATCGACGCCAACATGGTCGCGAATTGGCGCACAACCTCCGTCGCCATCGCCTGCATGGTGTCGATCACGAAGTCGTAAAAATCCTCGAAGATCGGCTTGAGCGAGGCGACCCCGTTGAAAAAAGCGACGCGCAGCCCGGCGAGCGCCACGTTCGCCGCCAGGCCCATATCGCCGGCGGCGATCGCATCCTTGATGCCGCCCCACGTCTGCATTGCGGTTGCGCCGAACTCCTCGAACGCCTCGCCCAGCCCTCCCAAGTGGTCAGCGCCGGCGGTGAAGATATGCCAGAGGTGAGACGCCGCGACGCCGACTGCCGCGATCGAGCCGAGCACGATCGCAACGGGCCACGCGGCAATCGCGCCCAGGGCGAAGCCGCAGGCGATTGCGGCGGCGGCCAGGAGGACGAGGCCGATCACCGCGAGGGGGAGCGTCACGAGGAGGATGCCGGTCAACCCCTCAAACACGGTCACGGCGGCATTGAGCGCCCAGGTGGCGACGGTCGCCGCCAGCTCGCTCACGCTTGTCGCCGCCATGCCGGCCGACACGAGCGCCGACGCGCCGGCGAGCGCGGCGCCCATGCCCGTCAGAAAGCCCCAGACAGCGCCGAGGATCGTGCTGGCGCCGCTCACCAGCGCCATGCCGCCAACGGCGATCGTCTCCAGAACGCTCACCGCAATGGAGCCGACCAATACCAGGAAACCGAACGCGCCGCTCAGGAACCCGCACGCCCCGGTCGCGATCGCGAAGGCGGTCGTCATCGCCGTGCTCGCCGCGGTGACCGCGAATCCGATCACCGTGGACCCGATCGAGACGACCGTGCCGACCAGCCCGAAAGCGGTCGTGAACAGGCTGACCGCAAAGCTCATCAGGCCGAAGCCGAAGGTGACCACTCGCGAGGCAATGTTGACGCCGGCGGTCAGCAGCGAGACGCCGCGGCCGAGCGTGTACAGGGCGACGCCAAACCCGGTGGCGTACAGGCCCGCGCGGAAGAGTATCTCGATCATCCCCGCGTTCGCGCGCAGCCATTCGCCGGTCGCGCGTGCGACGCTGACGATCGAGGCGGCCAGGTCCTTATCGCCGGAGAATGCGGCGCTCAGGCCCGGAAGGAGGCCGGCGCCGATAATCATGGCCGCGGTCTTGCACGCGCCCGCCAGCGCGCCCATCTGCATCGTGAACTGCTTCGCCGACTCCGCGTCCTCGGTCGAGACGATCAGGCCCTTGGCGCGGGCCTGCTCAATGAACGCGGCGATCCCGGCCGCGCCCTGGCGCAACAGCGGGATCAGCGGCCGGGCGCCCTTGCCGAAGATCTCCAGGGCCCGGCCGGCCTGGATGCCGGGATCGCGGATCGCGGCGATGCGGTCCGCGAACAGAGACATGCGGCCGATCGTGCCGAGCGGGGCCAGCTCCTCGAACGTGATACCGAGGTGTTCCAGCTTGGCCGCCGCGCCCGGCGTGCCGTCGGAGGCCTCGGCGATGAGCCGGTTCATTTTCGTCAGGCCGCCGGCCAGGTCCTCGGACGATGCCCCGGACTTGCGCGCGGCATATTCGAGCGCCGACAGCCCCTCGACCGTGAGGCCGAGGCCCGCGCTCAGTTCGAGCAGCTCCTTGCCGCGGCTGGCGAAGACCGCGCCCAGTGCGAGGAGCGGCGCCGTGATGGACGCACCGATCGCGGCAATGCCCATGCCCCAGGCGCGCAGCTTCGCGCCGGCCGCTTCCAGGCCCTTGTTGAGGCCCGTCGCGACCGCGCCGATTTCCACATAGGCCTTGCCGGCCTTGATGCCCTGGGCGGATGCCACGGGTCACACTCGCTTGGCCTTGAGGTGCTTCGCAAGCGCCTCAACGGATTCTTTCGGGCTCAGGTCGACGCCGCCCGCGTGCGCGGTCTTTTGCGTGTAGGGGTTGAACTGCGACGGCGTCACGCCCTTGGCGAACAGACCGACGACGTGGGCGATCAGGTGGCTCGTGTGCTGCCATCGCTCGCGGCCGGCCCCCTCGGCGGCGATCAGGAGCTCACGAAGGGTCCAGGCCCCGGGGTGGACGCCGATAACTCCGGCGCAGTGCCAGGCGAGCTGCTCGAGGTCGGCCCCGCGGACGGGGGGCCGGGCAGATGCCGATCGAGGATTTGGCCGAGCTTTTCCGGCGTGAGCTGGTCCAGCTCCGCCGTCGCCCGGGCCATCGCCATGTTCCCCACCTGCTTGCCCTTGCCGATCAGCTTCCGCAGGGCCTCGCGCCGGCCCCGCGGGAAAAAATCGATCAGCTCCTCCACGAACGCATCGCCGGCCGCCTCGATCGCGTCGCCGCCGAGGCAGCGCCCGAAGGCGTCGTCGGAGATGCCCGCGGCCTGGGCCTGTTCGCGGCAGAGGACCCAGAGCACGTCCACGAAGGCGCACGGGTCGCCGAGCAGCTCGCCGAGCGGCTGGAGCTTGTCCTCGAGCAGCTTGTAGCAGTCCACGCCGACGGCGGATCGCACCGCCTTGATCTGCGCGACGTTGATCTCGACGTTCCACGCGCGGGCCGTCGAATCCTTGAACGAGTGCATGGTTCCCCCAAGCAGTGGTCAGTGGTCAGTGGCCAGTGGTCAGTGGGCAGCGGTCGGCACTGACCACTGACCACTGACCACTGGCCACTGCTTACGCCAGGCCGTTGGTGCCGCCGACCGTGACCGGCGTCAACCCGGTCTGGGCCAGGTTGAGCGAGTAACACGGTTTGGCCGAGACGTCGTAGGTGTTGATGCCGTCGAGCGGCTCGCCCTTGGCGAACTTGCAGATCTTCACGTCGGCCTCGACGTACGTCTCGCCGGTCGCCGAGTAGAGGCCGGATGCGTTGAGCATGTGGATGACGGCCTTGGTGAAGAACGCCAGCCGGAGCGCGAGGAAATTGGCGTCGGAAATATCCTCGAGCATCGTCCAGCCGATCTCGATCTCAAGCAGGGTCGGCTCGGTCAGCTTGATCGGGCCGACGCCGCGAATGGTCGCGTCCTGCTCGCTGAACGACAGGCCGACGTCGACCTTGTCGTGCGCGTTGGTGATCTCGACCCAGGTGGGCACGCTCCAGCTCGACGCGGAGTCGCGGTAGAGCTTGCTCGACGCGCCGAAGCGCAGGGCGGTTGTCATGGGAGGATCCTCGAATCGTGGTCCGTGAGCCGGTTATCCCAGGCCGTTCGCCGCGCCGGCGGTGACCGGCGTAATGCCGGTCTGCACCATGTTGAGCGAGTAGCAAGGCTTGGCCGAGACGTCGTAGGTGTTGATGCCGTCGAGCGGCTCGCCCTTGGCGAACTTGCAGATCTTGGCATCCAGCTCGACGTAGGTCTCGCCGGCGACCGTGTACACGCCCGAGCAGTTGAGCAGGTGCACGACCGCCTTCGTGAAGAAGGCCAATCTCAGCGCGAGGAAATTGGCGTCGGTGATGTCCTCGAGCATGGTCCAGCCGATCTCGACCTCGAGCAGGGTCGGCTCGGTGAGCTTGATCGGGCCGACGCCGCGAATGGTCGCGTCCTGCTCCGAGAAGCTCAGGCCGACGTCGACCTTGTCGTGTGCGTTGGTGATCTCCAGCCACGTGGGCAGCGTCCAGCTCAGCGGCGCGGCCGTGTCACGGTAGAGCTTGCTCGACGCGCCGAAGCGCAGGGCGGTTGCCGTCATGGGATCAGCCTCGAATCGTGTTGGCCCATAGCGGGGCCGCCTGGGGGAGTTCCGCGTCGAGTGCCGGCCCCATGAAGGGCCGCGCCTCGTAGTGCTGACTAACCGCCTTGCCCTTGATCGTTGTGAGCACGTCGCCGCCGTGCTCGAGCACGTCCAGGGCGGCGCCCGGCTTGTTGAGCTTCACCGGCCCGATGACCACGCTCTCGGAGGCCGTGTCGTACACGAAATACGTCAGGTCGCGGACCAGGCCGACGTGCGCGCTCGGCGGCTCGCCCGCCTTGCTGATGCCCTTGCGTCGCCGCATGCTCGTCTGCGCGCGGCGGCGGATGAAGGCGCCGAGGCGGCTGAGGTTGCGCACGCGGGCGCGATCGACCCTCGCGCTCACCGTGAGGCGATCGAAGAAGTTCCCCTTGGCTTCCGTGACGGTCAGCGGGATCATTGATCGACCTCGAACGACAAAGCCGCCACGCCGGTGTACGCGAACATTTCCAGGTGCGGCCGCCAGGCCATCGTCGGAAAACTCGCCGCCACGCACCGCGCCGTCGGGCCGGTTGCGAGCACGTGTTGATCGCGGAAAAACCAGTCCTTGACCACCTCAAGCAGGTTGGCGAGCGGGTCAATGCTCGCGTCGGATTGATCGTTGACCTTCGCCTGCACCAGCAAAAAATACTCGTACACCTGCCGCTGCAAGGCCCGCGTCAGCCGCTCGTCGGTCGGCATCGCGTCGGGCACCACGGAGATCTGCGTCCCGGCGAGCTGCGGCACCGTCGAGCCGGGCGAGAGCGAGAGCAGCGGCATCCATAGCCGCGACGCCGCGAACGCCAGCGGCCAGCCGCCGACCGGCCCGGCGCCGCCCAGCTCGGCCACGATCGCATCGCCGACCAGGGCCGCGGTGCCCAGCGTGCTCATCCGTTACCCACCCATTTGCCGTGACAGCGGAGCATCGTGTGATACGGGTCGTCCCACCGAAACGGCGGCTCGTTGCCGGGCGCCAGGACCTGAAAATCCTGCACGACGCCGGCGAGGGTCGCCTTGATCATGTCCCCGCGCTCGGGCTGCACGTAGGTCACGGCGACCAGCGCGAAGGCCGCGACCAGGTCCGCGTACACGATCACGAAATCCGCGTCGGTCCGTTGCAACCTCTGACCAAAATCCTCGCCCAGGGCGAGCAGCGACTTGCCCAGCACGGCCTGCACGCTGACCGCCTTGCCGCTCGCCTTGTGCGTGTACGTCACGGCCTGGCTCGCGTTCGTGCGGAGCTGCCCCGCGAGCCAGGCGATGCCGCTTTGCATGAGGTCGGCCATGGTTCTTCGGAAGGATGAAGGATGAAGGCGGAAGGATGAATCAATTCATCCTTCATCCTTCCGCCTTCATCCTTCATCCTCAGTGCGGATACGCGGAGGTCGGGGCGTCCTCGACCTGGGGTGCGGGCGCTTGCACTCCGGCGGCCTGGTCGAGCAGGTGGTACAGCGCCTCGCGCAGCACGAGGACGCGCAGGCCGGCGCTGCCGTCGGTGGGCAGCACGGCGGCGCTGCCGCGGCGGAGGTCGCCGATCATCGGGGTGCGGCGGTCCGCGGGGACCGCGTCGCACGCGGCAACGACGAGGGCGGGGTCGGCCTCCTCGAAGTATCGCGTCATCGGGTCACGCTCCTTGCCCGGCTGGGCCAGGGCGGTGCGAATGCGTTCGTGTGCGGGATGCATGGCTGAAGACTCCATATTCGTGGCGTCACGAAAATCGCCTACCACATGGCGACAATGTTGGTCGCGGTCGTGCCGGTCGCGTAGACGCGCGTCACGCGCACGTCGAGGTAGTGCCCCGCCAGCGCGGCCTTGAAGAGCACGCCCACCTGGCCCCCGACCATGTCAACCGTGACGTCGCCCGCCACGCCGATGTACAGCCGGCGGGTCGCGGTCAGCTTGCCCGCGTCGTTGGGCACGACCGCCGCGGCGTTGTCGCAGCCGGGTGAGGCGCGGATCGTATCGGTGTAATTCGCCATGGCGAAGACCTCGGCCGGGTGTCACGAAATGGCCCGGGAGCCGCAGCCGGCCCTCTTGCGAGGGACGGCCGCGAACAAACCCGGGCCGCGGGCGACGGCGTTTTCGGGTTACGACTGCGTGCCGGTGCCGCGTTCCTGGAGCGCGACGGCGGTCAGCGAGGTCAACGTGACGTAGAAGTCGCGCCACGTGCCCTGGGCGATGGTCATGGTGCCGTTGAGGGTCACGCCGGCGGCGGCCGTGACGGTCCAGGCGAACGCGCCGGCGGAGCTGTTGATGATCCGCAGCTTGTAGGTCTGGCCGACCTGGGCGCCGGGGATCGCCGCGACGATCTGCACCGCGGTGGGCGTGTTGAGCGTGCCGGCGCCGAGGAGGACGGCGGTCAGGTTGATCGTCACGTCCTGCGCGCCGGCGAACTGGGCGCCGGTCGGGGTCGCGGGCGTGTTGGTCGCGATCGCCGCGTACTCGGTGAGCGGCAGGCCCCCCTGCATGTCCACGCCGGGGTTGTGCAGCACGTAGCAGAGCGAGGCCGCGCCGACCGGGCCGCCGTCGTCGGCCGCGCCGAGCGGGCCGGCGATGATCTCGCCGAACGGGAAAGTCGTCGCCGCAGCGACGGTCGTCACCTGCTGCTTCGCGGTGTCCCACAGGACCGGCGTCCCGTTGGGGTAGGCGGCGTCCGCGGCGACGATGTAGACGCCGCCGCTGACGCTCAGGTCGCCCTGCTTGATCGGGCCGCCCGGATACGGGGGATTGTCGAGGTGGGTGATCATCGGCACGCCGCCGATCACGATCACGTCGCCGGCGGCGATCGCCGCGCCGGGCGTGTACGGCACCTTGACCGGGTAGCCGTGGTCGTAAATGGCCATCGTCATGGGAGGTCTCCCGCGCGAAAAAAGGTTTTTGAGGGTCAGGGTTCGGAAGGATGAAGGATGAAGGCGGAAGGATGAATCAATTCATCCTTCATCCTTCCGCCTTCATCCTTGCTTGTGTGTCAGTGGATCGCCGCCTTACGCGCCGGCCGCCTTGACGCCGCCGCGGAAATTCTGCATCGCGACGCCGAAGTCCCAGAAGCCGCGGAGGTCGATCCCCAGCGTGCGGAAGTCCGCCATCGCGGTCTGCACAGTCGGCTGCTCCTGACCGTTCAAGAAGCAGACCTGGATCACCGGCATGATGCCCGGGTCGGCGAGGAGGTACCACGCCGTGGCGGAATACCCGGTGTAGCTCGCGTTGCTGAGGTAACGGCCCTTGAGCTGCTTGAAGCGGCCCTGCCAGACGTTGGTCGCCGGTTGTTTCGCCGCGGCGCTGCCGCCGTAGACGAGCTGTTGCGACTTCATCAGCTCGTCGGCGGGCACCTGAAGCTGCGGCGGGTAGAGCAGGATCGCCGCCTCGAGGCCGAGGGGCTGGTTCTTGGGGTCGACCTGGGCGTCGAACAGCGCGACCGCCGTCTGCAGCGCCGCCGAGCTGAGAGCCGAGCCGGCGCCGCTGAAGGTGTTGGCGCCGCTGTTGGCGCTGCCGTGCGTGTTGGGCGCGCCGCCGGAGGCGTTCCAGAACGCCTGGCCGTCGTCGCCGTTGCCCGGCGCCAAAAACAGCGTCCAGAACAGCGTGTTGATCGCGAGGCCGGAGCCGCGGCCGACCAGGATCGGCACGGTCGTGAGGGCGGAGAGATCGTCGTTGATCGTCATTTGCCGGGTGATGGTCATCGTCCGGCCGTAGGTGTCGGCCTGGTTGGCGAACGCCTGGTCGGCCAGCGAGCCGTGTTCGAGCTGGCCGTCCGAGTTGACCTTCTTGAAGACCAGGTCGCCGAGCAGGTTGATCGACTTCGTCGGCTTGAAGTCGCGCACCGGCATGATCGCGGTCAGGTCGCGCCACGTCGATTCGACGAACCTGTACCCCTGCATCAGGTACTTGTTGAGCACGTTGGCGAGGACGTTGCCCAGCGAGCTGGTCGACGCGCCGTCGGCGCGAATGTCGGGGGTGAACCCGGCGTGCAGCACGGCGGCGAGGTCGTCGTCGCCGCGGATCACCTGGGGCACGCGCCGGCCGGTCATCTCGGCCCCGGCGATGAGGACCTGCTGGAGGCCGATGCGCCCCTTGAAGTGGGTGTGCGCGGCCTGAAGGATGGGGTCGGTGTACGTGGCCTTGTCGGCCAGGGTGAACGTGTAGCCGCCGGCTTGCAGGACCGCGGCCTCGATCACCCGGCCGTCGATCGCCGGCGTGCCGGGCAGGTGGACGTGCGGAGTGACGGTGTGCCGGCT